GTGATCGCCGCTTGGTTCTGTTGCGCTGGTAGCCTGCCGCTATATGCAAGGGCTTCTCGTTCGTTATACATACGATTTCCTTAATTATGGCTTGAATACAGCGTTAAAAATGTCCGAAGTTCCTGTTGCTCCAGCCGCCGCCGCAGAGTACGGATTGGTAGTCGTGTTGTACGACTGCGCCGCTAGTGGAAGTCCCTGAAGCATAGATTGTTGGAACTGAAGCTGCTTGTAGGGGTCAGCCTTCTGCTCATCAAACTGTTCTTTTGCAGCCGTAAGCCCCCTTTGTTCGGTCTGCTGTTGGACGTTGCCCAAGTTTGCCATCGTAGTGATATTAGCCAAGTTCTTGTTCTGCTCGGTGTTGTACTGATTCTGGGCAGCGGTAAAGGCCGATTGCAGCCCTTGTGCTTGGATGTCGTTCATCTGGGTTCCCAGATTACGTTCCCGTTCTGCACGCATGATGGCATCACGACCACCGCCAAAAGCCCCAGCCTGCGCTGCTTGCGCCTGCTGCTGAGTACCTTGTATACCTGACTGTCGCTGCGCTTCACGCTTTTGAATGTCAACCACATTCTGCATATAGGGGGACATATACGTACCCGCTGTTCCCGCAGTAGTAAACGACTGTCCTCCTAGATTACCTGCTTGTTCGAAGGCTTTGTTCTGCAACGCAGAAGAATCTGCGGTCAGTTCACCTTGATAAAACTGAGGCGTTTCCAGTGCGGCGTTAGTAAGTCCTTGGGCCTTACCCAGCAAATCCGTAACGTAAGGGCCCGCCCAGTTGGATAGGTTGGACTCAGTTCCAGTTGCCGTTGCTGGAACAGCGGGCTTAGTAACATCACCACCCGGAGCGTACCCAGCTACGCCACCACCAGCAGCATAACTAGCTAAACCCCCCGGCATGAACTTACTCGGGTTAATTTCCTTGCCCTGTTTAGAAGTGCCAGTGCGGGCAGTGCGGATTCTGTCCATCATTTTGTAGAGTTGCTTGGCCCCTGCATCAGAGTTGCCATTGCCAAGATGGGACACAACATCAGCAGGAATAACAAACTCCCCGTGAGCCAGACGAGCAGGTTGAACACCGTCAATGGTGCCCGGAATCTTGTCTGCCATGCCATCAGTGTCACCTCGTAAGTAAGTGCCTTGTGGATGCGTAGGCTTGCCGCCGTGGGCTAGTCCCATAATGCCTCCGTGTGCAGCTTCAATTACTGGTTGAGGCGGGGGTGGAGCTACGCTTTGTTTGTCCCTTGCCATTTCGTAGGCCTTGTCTAAACCCCTGCCTATACTGCCGCTAGATTGCATACCAAAATACGGCGAGTTGTACATATCCATTGTTCCAATTTGACCCGCGCTATCCGCTTGATACTTTTTATAATCATCGCTTTTCATAAAGTCATCGGGGGTCATGGATGAGTTCTGAACTGGCGCAACAGTACGTGCTTGGGCATTGCCCGCGTTAAGTTTGTCTGCGTCAGCCACTTGTGCATCAATAGCAGCCTTTGCAGCAGGGAGTCCAGCAGCCGGGGTAAATTTCACACCCGTAAAGTACTGGTGCCCAGCACCGGGGCGCGAACCAGCAACAGGCTCCGCCGCACGACCCCGAACCGCAGTATACGAAGGGATGCCGCCTTGATAGCCCACAGGCCTGCTAGAAGATTCAGCTTGCTTATATGCTTGATACGCACCTATGGCCGCTGCGCCCGAAGTTGCAACTTTGCCCCAATCTATGTTGCCCTTGCCGTCTGTAAACTTTGCTGCAAGTAAATTTGCAGCGTAAGTGGGGAGGGTTGATAGTTGATCTAAAAAGCTTTTTGACTTGGCATCAGGTGGAGTGCCCCAAGTTTTTTGTATTTCCGCCATACGATCTGCTTCCCTTGGGTAATAAGGAAGTGTTACGTCCGTAGGAGGCTCGTCAGGGTTTAACGGAATCAAATTGCCCGAGTCATCAACAGGCGGCTCTTCTGGCACATATTCGTAACCGCCATCATCACCAAGCTCTTCGGGAAACTCAACAGGAGGGGTTTCGTAATCGTCCTCTTCCCATTCGCCGCTGTCTTCGTTATATACCAGCATATTAGCTCCTTAAGTGATACAGCAACTCCTCAACGGACATTGGCTGGTTTAACAATGATTCTAATGGATCGGACGGGTTTTCGGGGGGCACCATACCCCCGCTTGCCATATCCAAATAGTACTTTATGTCCGCCAAAGTCGTGGGGTTGCTTTGGGTTGTGGTCTGGTAAAACTGTTCTGCCGGGGTGACTGGCGTTTTGGGAGTGGGTGTAGCCGGAGTGGGTGTAGCCGGAGTGGGTGTAGCCGGGGTAGGCGTAGCCGGGGTAGGCGTAACTGGGGTGGGTGTATCCGCTATTACTTCCGTAACCGTATTGTCTGGCAAAGGTTTAGCTTCTTCCAGAGGAATTAAATTGTCAGTTTTTTGGGTATCGTACGGATTGCGCTCTACGTCTAAGTCATCAATAGAAGGCTTGCCAATTATTGTTACTGGGTCAAGGTAGCCCCCATCTGTTACTAAACCAGCATCAGTTTTTTGGGTATCGTACGGATTGCGCTCTACGTCTAAGTCATCAATAGAAAGCTTGCCAATTATTGTTACTGGGTCAAGGTAGCCCCCATCTGTTACTAAACCAGCATCAGTTAATACTTGATCTATTGGTTTTGTAGTATCCCCACCCACATTAGGATTAACAGGCAACCCTGAATCCGCTATGGTGTTCTGCCCTCTATTTCCAGTTATGGTTGTCCCACCAACATTAGGATTAACAGGCAAACCTGAATCCGTTATGGTGTTTTGCCCATTACTACCCGTAATTGGAGCGGCTGCGTTTACAACCCATGCATTTGATGCTGCGTCATAGGATGCAAGGCCGTTATCCCGGTCTTCTTGTGTAGCTAAATCAGTACCCGAGGGTAACTTTGAAACATCAAAATCAGGAGCTACATCTTTAGTAGCACCCCCAGTAACTTCAATAAAGTAAGGAATCTCTTCTTCCTCCGATATATCTGGGTTTAATGCTGCAATCTGACTTGCATCAAAATTCGCAATGGTTTGCAGTTTATCTTGGCTAAGCGGCTCTTTACCAGTACCCAATATACCGTCAAGTGTTTTAGAAAATCCGTTAGTTACCGAGGTCTTGCTCGCAGTGCCTTTGTTTATGTCAGCATCTTTTAGTACCGAAGACACCAAAGCTCCGGGTAAACCAGTAGCCTTAGAAATAGATGATGATAGTTTGCCCGTAACAAATGCTTGTGCTGCGCCGCCAAAATCACCATTTATGGCTTTGGTCAACACTGAGGAAGAAACACCTAATTTACTAGCAAGCGCCGCCGAACCAACTTGTGTAAGAGCCTCCCCTACAGTTTGTTTTCCGGCAACCACATTTCCAACAATTTTTGCTACGTTGTACGCTGGCCCAATTGGGCTTGCTGAAATTAGTATGTTAGCGGCGCTGTCAACTAAACTACCAAACTTTTGCAATCGCGCATCGTTTTGCTCAGGGGTTCGTACTTCGTTATATTGATCGTAAGTAATACCCGGATTAATACCTAGTAGCCCTAACGTGCTATCGGGGGAAGGTTGTATTGCCTTAATAAAATCTTTTATTGATTCAGGATAGTTAGTATCAGCTAAAACAGAATTAATTTGGTCAGATGTAAGCCCTCCAACTTTTGTAGGAGTTAAGGCTGCTATTTGGTTGGCAGGGATATCCGCAACTAAGCCAGCGTCAGTAAGGGTCTGGCCAATTGAGGGTTCCGCGCCGCCACCACCACCGCCTTGACCTGCTTGCGCCGCACCCGCACCTGTGCCGGATAGCCCACTACCAGTACCGGCAAAACCGCTACCTGCACGCGCCTCTCCCCCAGAGCCTGCATAACCACCGCCGCCATCTCCGCCGCCATAACCGCCGCCATCTCCGCCGCCATAACCACCACCATAACCACCACCATAACCACCACCATAACCACCACCATAACCACCACCATAACCACCACCATCTCCACCACCATCTCCACCACCATCTCCGCCGCCATCTCCGCCGCCATCCGAACCGCCACCTTCATCAAATCGTTTAATTTTACGCATAATTACACCTTTACTTTCAGCACATTACTCGCCGAAGTATCATAATAAATATCCCCCACCCGCAAATTGGCTAAATCTGCTTGTGTTGGTAGGCTTGGCGTTGTTGAAGTTCCCGTAGGAAAAAAGCTCAGGCCCGCAATAATGTCTGTGCCGTTGCGTTGTGTACTAGCCACCATTGGCCCTGCGTTATCTAGCTGATTAAAGTAAATACGCAATACGTTCGCTAACTGGTTTATGAGCGCGGGGTCGTATTGCTGCGTTGCAGCAGGCAGGCGGGGAGCGGTTACGTTTTTCTGTGCCATTATGCAATACCCCAATGTAGGCGCTCAAGTTCTTTGCGGGCGGCAGCGGCTTCTTCAACCGTAGAAAAAACTTTAGAATAAAACGCTTTTTTGTTAGCAGTTATTTTTGCTAAAAATTTTCGCCCCACCTTAGATACGCCTATGTATCCAGTATCATTGCTTGCTCTAAGGCGTATATTTCTATTTTGAGTTTGTACACCAGCCCAACGGCAATTGCTTAACTCGTAATTTCCGTATGTATCAATACGGTCAAGTGTTTCATCCCCAACCGGTTCACCCATGTCGGCAACAAAGTTTGCATATTCCAGCCATTGCGGGCAAACAGACACACCCCGTCCGCCATACCGAGAGTAATCTTTGTCTGTTGAAATTGTGCACCGTCTAATCATTGCTCGCCATGTATTGTAAGAAGCCTTTTTCCATCCCCCATGCTTAAAGTTTGGGATAACACAACCGCATGAAGTTGTATTACCTGTTACCAAACTACCAGATGGCACTATTGTCTCATTGCCGCATTCACACTTACACCGCCAAAGTACTTTTTTTGAGGTGTCGCGCCCTGCCTGCTCCAACGCAGTTAACTTTCCAAAAACTTGCCCCGTCCGGTCTATTAATCTCATACATGCTCCTATTAAAAGCCTGTATTGTATCAACATGTGAACGGACGGCAAGTCAGCGCCTCCCATCAGCCCTGAGGTCGAGTCTAGGAGACCCAAGCTGCCACTGCGTACCAATTTGATTGGATGTAATTTTCATCTGCATTTGACGACCACGAATGCGAATGTAAATCTGCCCCGTGAACTCATCCACATTGATGGCTGCGGGGACAGGCCCTGTGTGCGTAACCCCGGCGTTGCCCGTCTGCGTGATTCCAGAGCCTGAGTTGTTCAAACCTTGTAGGTACATAGTCACAGCAGGCGTCGTGCCTTCGGTAGACCCACTAAATGTCAAGTCAGGCAGCATGCGATACACAAAGGCCATATTATGCCCATCCCCAATATCAAACTGGGAAGATGTGATGGATGCAGCAATAGCTGTTGCGGGAGAAGAAACCCCATCGTTAACACCGTTTTCATGTTCAACAATGTTGTAGCTGTAAGTAGCTGCAAGTGGGTAGTCACGTAGGCTGGTATCTAGCCAAGCGGTGCGCCCCATTGTCCCGTATTGCCAAATATCTTCAACGTAGTTGTATATGACGTACTTATCAATGACAGTGCTGCTTGACGAGCAATAGAAAAACCAGACCTCATTGAAGCCTTCGTTAGTACTAGCAAATACTTGCAGTGCTTGTTGGCGGTTTATGTCGTTATAAACATATCGAAGCAAGTCACAGCGCAACGTCTGTACACGACCATCATATTTGTAGAACTTATCCACCCCCATCCAATAGCTGACACCAGAGGCCATTACTGCTGCATTTGGGCCGAGGATAGAAATATTGTCCGCAAGAAGCTGTGTACCCCAAACATACGGCGGGCCAAGGTACTGCAATGAGTACAGCGATGAGTCTGTCCACACCAAAATCTCTTGGCGACTTTGTAGGGTAGTGATAATTTCAGACCCATGCGACAAACGTACACTACCTGCCTGATTGGTGATAGCGGGGAACCATGTGGTTAAGGACTCCTGATCCGACCAGCGAATAAGCATCGGGTCAATTACCGTATTGCCGTAGTCGTTTGTGCCAAACACAATTAGGAACCGGCTGGCATCGGACACGGTAAACGTGTTTTGGTACAGCGGGCAAGAGCCGTCAGACCCAGCAAGGCTAGACAACAAAATGCCCCGAGGGGAAACAACTTGTGTACCTGACTGCGTACCGGAAGTATTAATGGTCGTTGATAGGGTATAGGTAAGACCTGTTGGAGTGCCCGCCGTGGTTGTAACGCCCGAACCCCCCGCAGTGGTGGACAGGGTGAATGTTGTGGAGTTGTTAGTGGCAATGATGTAGTACGTAGTGGGGTTTACATATCCCGTAATAGACCCAGTACCGCCGTATGCGCCACTAATTGTGAGGGACTGCCCAACTGCCAAAGGCGTACTTGAAGCGGTACAACTAAACTGCCCTGCTATGCCTGTAATAACTACGCCCGATAGTGTTGCGCTTGCAGTAGCCGATGTAGCTAAATTAAACGTACTGGAAGTCAGATACTTAACGTAGTACGTAACTCCCGGCAACAGCCCTGTTGGCAGCGCACCTGTTGTAGCCAGTGTAATGGGGGTTAAATCCGCAAAAATAACGGTAGTGCTTGAAACAACGCATGGGGAAGCAACGGTCATAGTTACCGTTACGTTTTGATACCCTGTATTGGCATCCCAGTAATACAAAGGAAAACCTCGTGGGCCATAAACTAGGTCTTCACCCCAGTTCAATTGGTTCCAAATACGAATACCCGCATCTGCGGGAGCAACTGTTCCGCCAACACCCCACACACCGCTACCCCAAGTGCTTGCCCCCCACCCATCCAATGGGGTGTACGTAGAGGAACCAACCGTAACTTGGTAGACAGCGTAAACCGTACCACCGCCAGTAGTAGAAGAAGATGCAGTGCCTAAAACACTGATAGTGTACGTGGACGCACTTATATAGGTAAGTTGGTATTCCCCCGACACAGTAACCCCACCAACAGCAGTGCCGCCATAAAAAGTAACGTAATCTCCATTGGCAAACCCCGGAGTTGCCGTTACTGTTACCGTTGTGTACCCACCAGAATTTGTTGCTGTGTTTGTAGTAAACGGGTTAGTTAGTGTGTCACTTGTACGGATTGGGGTGATGTCGTAATACGCACCGCCGTTTTCAATATAAAACTTTTCAGAAGTTCCAACCCCCAGCAAGTTCTGTCCTGCCAGAGTTATCCAGTTCCACAAGGAACGACAAACCCCCAAGAATGTAAACGCCGAAATACGCTGCCAGCCGCCTATCTTTTCGGGCGTGCCTTGACGAAATCGCACCTTGTCGGATTCATACCAGCCACCTTCGTTGGTGTACCGAGTGTTTTCCCGATTTACCCCCGGCTTGAGCAACAGTTTTTGTAGTGGCATGGTACTTTAAGCGTAAGGGCGAGTCCCGGATGCATCAATTATTAACACTTGTTTGCGCGGAGTTGCACCCATTGTATTTGGGACAGAGATGTGTGTCCATCCCCCTCCGTTTGGCTTTGCAAACTCGCGGATTAACTGGTCGAAGGGTAGTTTAGCAGCTATCACTGCTTTTACAACCTGATCTGGGGTCACACCGGGAACGCGAATATCAGCAGCGCAACCTATCCGATGTTGAGAGGTGTCTTTGGAACCAACCGCGTCATTGACCTGCTTAGATCGGAAGGCGGAGTTGACCATGATGGGTTTACCTCCAAGCGCCACCTTGACCAACTCCAGTAAGCCAGCCAGTCGCACCAAATTTGCTCGTTCTGCTTCATTGGGTGTATTGTCAAACTCACGGTGATCGGTGGTGGTCAGTTCTTCAAGGGTGAAGTGCGGGCTGATGTTCATTTTGATGCCTTGTCTTGTAGCTTCTCAGCCGTACGCAAACCACCAAGGCCAAGCATTCCAAGGAGTAAAGGCATCATGGTGCCGGTATCCATTTGCGGAAACTTTACGGGGTGACCAGCTAAAGCAGCGCCCCACTCAGCCAACGGGCCGATAACGAACTGCACCGCAAAGCCTGCACCACACACCCAGCCGATGCTTGGACGCCACCCACTGACGAATAGGCTTGAACTTGCCGCCTCTACCTTGTTGATCTCCATCTGCCCTGTAATCTGGGCCAACTCGCCGTTCTGCTGGAGCTTCATTAGCTCTAACTTGGCAGCAGCTTGCTGCGCCGGGTCAGGCAATACGCGGTCTAGGACTTTGCTGCCGACTTCAAACAATGCGGATACGGGATCAAGTGCCATCTGGGGCTCCTTTGTTGGTGCGGATATCTACGATGCGCTCGGCAGTCTTACCGGCAAAGATGGCGGTAATCACAATAATCATTGCTTGGCCCAGCAGGTCAACATACGCGCCCCGAGTCTCCATTTCAAAGACGGACAGCAGCGCGAAAAAGAAGTATGAAAACAGTAAAAAAATTACCGTCACCGGCTGGATGTTTTTGGCTAACCATGATTCGTTCATCTTGCCTTCTCCATAATCTTGGCCCGCAGTGCGGGGCTATCTGAAGTACCTGCCCACTCAGGTAGGGCATTCCAAATTAAGACGTAATCATCCCCACTGCACTTTGCCCCATCTAGCCACGCCAGCATAGCTTTGTGCCGCTCCAAAGGGTCGTGCATTGTTAAACCAATAACGTACAACTCCTGTACCGCGCAGCTTGTCTGCTTTGGCCTTTCTTGCCTTCTTGGGGGCTCCGTAGACAGTATGAGCTTGTCCCCTGCCGAAGCCGCTGAAAACAGCAGCACAAAAACCAGAAACAAGCGCATTCATGGCCTAACTCTTGCCTATCAAGTAGCGTACAGGGTCTATCTCTGGGGAATTCATTTTGGATACTTATCTTTAACTGCTTGGCAGTCAGCAATGTACTTTGCAATTTGCGCCTGATCGCCCTTCACCACCCCGTCAAGGTAGTCGGTGTACGGCGGGTATTCAGCAGCACGCTTTTCGGCGTAGGTTGGTGTATACACAGGGCGTAGTGCTTCAGCTTCTTCGTCCGTGATCTGGACAGAGCCTTCTGGGAGCAGATGCGCGTAGGCATCATCATCAAGGAAGTGCAAGGAGTTGTCTGGGGCTTTGTAGTGCATGATTTATCCTTTAGCGGAGTTCCCACCAAGTTGCAAGAGTCGCTGCGGCAGCAGAAACCACGTAGCTAGCCCCAACTGGTACGGTAAAATTAAATGTTGGGTTTGTTACTGCGGATGCGTTATATGCGGTAATAATATTTACCGCGCTGCCGCAAGTAACGGTAACATTTCCACTACCTGTTTGGTTGCCACTAACTGCGATTTGTATTGGTTTTCCAGTGGTGTTGTAATAAGTAGTGCCAAATGCCCTGCTGCCGGTAACATTCTGCCAAGTCTGTCCATATCCCAACGAACTCATAGCAGTCAGGGCATTGCCGCCAGCGCCTTGGATAGTTGATGGGGCAGTAGCCCAAGTACCAGCAGTGGCTTGAGTGGATTCAACGTAGCCAACAACACGGAACGGCACCGATGTGCGCGCTGTGGTGGAGTAAATAACATTATTTGAGTCTGCCGTCACACTAAGTGCCGTGGTGCTGATTAAGGTTGTTTCATCAAGGTTATTACCACCAGCGATATTTACCACCGCCAATTCAACCGTACCGGCGTTATCTATGGCGAGAACAATAATGCGAGATTGCGTAGCATTTACTGTTCCTAATGTAGCTGTAGAAGGTACAACCACTGATATTGCAGAACTAACCGTTCTACGATTAACCGTACCACTTGTTAAAGTAGAACTACGAAAATCTAATGCTATAGGATTTAAAGTAGCTGTTAAAGCACTAGAAGCAACTGATGCAGTTATAGGCAGTATTTCATACTGCGCTGTAGGCGCAGTGCTTGCCCATGTTGTTCCGTTGCTGGTAAGCACATTGCCTGATGTACTGGGGGCTATTGCTTGAAGTGCTGAAGTCCCATTGCCTAGCAGCACATTGTTTGCTGTCAAGGTCGCCGCACCCGTACCGCCAGAAGCGACTGCAAGGGTAGCCGATAGGCCCGCAGCAGTTCCAGTCGTATTTTGGTTGAGCGTAGGAACATCCGCCGCAACAATCGCCCTAAATGTGGGCACTCCGGCTGCTCCGTTAGGCGCTGCTAAAACAAAATTTGCTGTTTTAGAAGCATATGGGTTTTGTGTATCGCCATACGAAGCTGCCAAGCTAATAACAGGTGTTGTTGTCCCCGTTGCAACACTGACGGGGGATGTACCTGTGACCGATGTTACTGTGCCGCCTGTACCAGTGGCATTAATTGTGATAGCTCCTGACGCATTTGTAATTGTGACCCCAGTACCAGCAGTCAGAGTGGCGCGAGTAAAACCCGTACCGTTACCGATGTCCAATGCGCCGTTTGCTGGAGTAGTTGCTAACCCTGTACCGCCGTTGGCAACAGGAAGCGTACCGGTAACGCCGGTAGAAAGTGGTAGGCCCGTCAAATTGGTGGCTGTGCCAGATGAAGGCGTACCCAATACGCCACCATTTACTACGACTGCACCCGCAGAGCCTACGTTTACGCCGAGAGCAGTGACCACACCCGTACCAGTAGTTGTAGTAGCAGGAGCTACGCCCGCGCCACCCCCTAGCACCAAAGCGCTAGCGGTCAATGCCGCCGAACTTGCAATTGTTCCGGTTGCCGAATAGTAGGGCACGCCACCTGATGTGCCGGAAGTAAGTCCTGTGCCACCATTAGCAACTGGAAGTACGCCGGTCAAGTTGGATATTGTGCTTGACGCAATTTTTACGTAGTCAGTGCCGTTCCAAGCAACAATTGCTTTCTCTCCATCAACCAGCGTGATGCCGGTAGTGGCTGCGCCTTTGACGGTGAGCAAAAATCCACCAGTAGCGGCGGTGTTGTTGATGATGTAGTAACGGCTGCTGCTGGGTACGATCAAATTGCGGGCGGCTGTTTTGGCCCCGCTGACGTTTATGATGGCGTACTGCGCTGTCGTTGAAGTGATCCCCGTTGCAGCGCTTGTGCCTTGTGTGAGCGTGAGCGTGACATCTGCCGTTGTAATAGCTACTGACAGGCCCCCGGCAATGGCGATGTCCAGGTAAGCTGTGATGGCGTTGTTTACGTCATCACCCCAAGTGCCTGATTCCGTCCCAGTGACTGGTAGGCCAAGGGCTAGGTTGGTTGTGTAATTAACAGTCATGTTTTACCTCTAAGTGGTCGTGTCGCCCTGCTCAGGCGGTGTGGAATATTCTACCCATTGTTGCTCGGTTTGGCTCCATGACCAATTACCTTCTGGCTGTACTGGACGTACTACCCATCCCGGTGGATACCACCATACAACCTCATATCCTTCTGCAACAGGATTTGGGGGATAGCCGACTTCAATCCAGCCTTCAGTGCCATCTGTTTCGGTTTTTGGAATTGAGCCAAGTTTTGAATAAAGCATAATTTTTACTGATTAGGAAATGCTTGCTGTGGCGCGGTAAAGTTTGCTGTGTACCTAGCCACGCCTTTAGTGATACGCAGATCGTCAATGTAGCCGTTAAAAAAGTTCGTTATTAATGCGCCACCACTATAACTGGCTGCAATAAAAGTAGTTGAAGCAAGATATGTAGTAGCGTCTGTATATGTAACACCTGTTTGTGTTCCATTAAGAAACATTTTTGTTGAACCACTACTGCGACAAATTGCAACATGATGCCAAGTGTTACTTGATACAACAGAACTTGTTATTCTGTCAGCAGAACTAACATAAAGACGAATAGTCGCATCGTTATTTAAATAAATTAATGGATACGCCCCATTTGTTGATGGTGGTCTTGTATCAAATAATGTTACTGATGATCCTGCGGCGGGTATTTCATATGCAAGTATCCAAAATTCAATTGTAAAGTTGTTAGAACCAAAAGCACTAGTTGAAGTATTCGGAGCACTCAAATAGCTATTTGTTCCATTGAATGATATTGAACCAGTGCCATATTTAAATAAACCAGTGTTAATTTGAGCACTACCTGACGTTAGCAAGTTATTTGCCATAGCATTATCAATAATGCCGGCATTGGTAAATCCAAGTAACAATGATGTGCCTGATATAGCGGTTAATGGATTAGTAGGAGGTGTAAAAGCCGATGTGTAGACCGCTGTGCCTTTGACAATACGCGCATTTGATACGTACCCGTTGTAGTAAAACGCCGTTCCTGATGTCTGCCTTCCAATAGAACCTGCACCTGTTGACCCTAAGTTCTGTGTCACCGCGCCAGCGCTCGTCGCCGCTACCGCTCCGTTAATATATAACTTTAAATTGCCAGTGGCAGAACCAGACCTAACAACCGCGATATGGCTCCATGCATTTAAAGATACCGATGATGCAGAAGATATGTTTGCAGTTGCAATAGCAGTAGTTGCATAAAAAAATTGCACTAAACCCGCAGAACTTATAAACAATACACATTGACCAACAATAAAACTTCCACTCACATTGCTATAAAAAGCAAAAAAAGCTGACCCCGATGCGCCATAAGCACGCGGGTAAATCCAGCATTCCCATGTAAAATCGCCAGTGGTATAACTAAATGCGGTATTAGCCGGAATAGATAGGTAGTCTGAAGTGCCATTAAAGATGGCAGACCCACCACTAACACTTACTGAATATGGAGCAATTGCAGTAAAAGGACTATACGTACCTTGTGTAGCCGTACCATTTCTAGTTATAGTAAAAGCATTCGAACTGCTATCAATAAACGTATTGTTTTGCGCTCCAGCAGTTCCATCACCGTGCAGTAGCATAGACACACTTGTCCAATATGGGTCGTTAACGGGCCAAAAATTATTAATAAGTTGCGCTACTTCAGATTGTTTCCAAAGCCCATACGCCGCCGTGCTAGACGAAGCAGCCGCAGTAGAGGATAGGATTGAACCTTTGTAACGGGTAGACATTAGCTTATCGCCTCATACGATGTTGTAAAGGTAATCGAATTTGCTGTACCCGAAGTTACAGATATAGATGTGCCTTCTTGTAAATAGAACGCCGTGCTTTTGTCTACCACTACAACAGCAGAGTTTCCGGGAACAGGTATTTGAAAAATAATTGGGTACGCTGTGCCGCCAGATGGTGCAGAACCTTGTGCAACAGCGCCATTGGTGTAAATAGAAACCGTGGCAGTCGCGGTAACAGCCGTCACGTTTGCCGCCACCACGTTATCAATTTTGTTAACCACACCAGATGCAGCAGCGTTAGGTAGTAATACAACAGCAGTTGTTACACTAGGTGTGTAATAGGTTGTGTTACCTGTGATTGAGCTTGCATTAATAAGATTTGGGTTTGCCATAATTAATATCCAAAAACAAGCGACATAACAATCGCTCGGTTAAAAGGCACTGCTCTTGCTGCGGGGTAGGTTACAAACACGTTTTTTGTGCCTGCTGCAAAATTGACTAACGACCCCGCATTACTAGAAGAAATTACGGTGGTTCGGGAAAGCGTAGTGCCCGACGACGTGTACGTACCAATTCCAACCTCCCACTCTGCCCCACCTTCAATGGTGTAGTAGGTAGAGTTGCCGTTACCAACGGCAGCAAAGGTTTGATACCCGGTTGCTGCACCGGCAAGCGTAACAGTGCCCGTACCAGTCGTAATGGTAGTTTCTTGAACCCGATCAGCTAAGACAAGTGCCATTTAAACCCCTACGTTGCGTTGTCAACCAGTACCCAGTTTGCTGTTTGGGTATTTTGGATTGTAGACCAGTTTGCGTTTTGGCTGTCATCAATTAGCTGCCAATACACAGGAACCGAAGTCCCGACAGAACCCGCCGCAGAAACGCCGGTTATAGCTACGACACGACTAGACACTAATAAGCCAACTACGCCGCTTGCAGTAGCGCTTGGCAGTGCCACTTGTACGCTCTTAGTTACATTTTCGACAGTGCCAAAAGCGGAAATGCCGGTGATAACAGTACTGCTATCTTTATCGAAAACAGTACCCGCCGTACCCTCCGCAGAAACGCCTGTTACGGAGTTAGTGCGGCTTAAAGTAATTGCCCCAAGTAACCCACTTGCAGTAGTGCTTGTGAGCGCACGGCTACGCTCCGCTAGAGTTACTGTACCTACTGCACCGGAGGCCGATACCCCACTAAGGGCTACCGTTACATCAGGCGTCCCAACATGCCCTGCGGCGGAGACCCCCGTAAGCGCAAGGCTACGAGCCGCTAGAGTTACTGTACCTACTGCGCCGGAGGCAACGCGGCCTGTTATAGCAAATGAACGCGCACCGCCCGATACTGTACCTACTGCGCCGGAGGCAACGCGGCCTGTTATAGCAAATGAACGCGCACTGACCGCTGCCGTGCCCGCTAAGCCTGCTGCACTGACCCCCGTAAGCGCAAAGCTACGAGCCGCTACAGCTACTGTACCTACCGCACCGGAGGCCGATACCCCACTAAGGGCTACCGTTCTGCTGGCCGTGACTGAACCTGTGTTGCCGGAAGCAGTTGCCCCTGTTAAAGCCGCCGTTACATCGGTCGGCCCTCCCCATAGACTAAACCCCCAAGTGGAATAGCCCCATGTTGCAGGGGCCGGGGCTACAGTAGTTTCACCAGCAGCGCCAAAAGGCGCTCCAGCAAATGGGGTTATACCAAACATGGTTTATACGGCGTATAGCCGCCCCCAACTATTAAGTTGTTGCCAAACGAATTAACGCAGTAGTCGTGGTGTTGGACGGCATGGTCAGTGTAAACGTACCCGCCGTGATGGTTTGGGAACCAAACGTGTGAACACTGACCGCCTTATTACTCTGGGTAGAGTTATAAATCAACACCGTATCAAACGCAGTGGCTAGTGTCACGGTTGTGTACACAATGCTTGCGGAAGGAGTCCAATACCCAACACCCGCAGTTGCAGATGCGTTTGTAGATGTCGGGGCAGTTGCGTTGGTTACCGTCACGCCGCCAGCCGTGTAATTTGTACCAGAAACTTCGCCGGTAACTGTGTACACCGTAGTCGCAGCATTGATCGTGGCCGAGGCAAGATATAGCGCCGCTTTTACTGTATCCGTAGTAGGCGCAGTTAAGCTGCCACGAGAAACAATAGTAGAAGCGCCAAGCTGGTGCTGGCCCAACATCAGTTCACCAAGGAACGATGTACACATTGATTGAGTATTTGCCATGATATTTCCTTAAAAAGTAGCAACTTCAGCACCGGCAAATCCCGGCATTTTTTTCAACGTCACATGCGCTGATCGGTGAACCAACTCGCCATCAAGCCAATACTCGACCCATGATGTCAGTTCATTTTCATTATCGACTGTGCCTTCCCGCTTCTCAAGCTGGGAATCGTCCATGTCGCCTTTGGTGGTGGTAACAATCAATTTGAACTCCTAATAAGTGCAGTGGTTGAGGTGTTAGCGGGCATCGTGATTGTAAACGTGGTGGTCGATGTTTTGTCAGACCCAAAGTCCAAAACCGCAACAGACTTGTTACCCTTGGAGGCGTTGTAAATTAAAGCACACCGGGCGGTCAAAGCCGCCGTCCAAGACGCATTGTTCCAGTTTACGTAGGCTACAGAACCAGATGAACTAATAGCCACCCCTGTCATGACCTGACCGCCAGCCGTGTAGCCTGTGCCTGAGACTTCATTGGTGGCACTGTAGACCGTAGTAGCCTCATTCAAATCCGCATTACCCGTATACAGCGCAATCTTGATCGTGTCTGTGGACAGATCGTGGATAGCTTGATAAAGCTCCTTCTTGAAGCTCGTGGTCTGGGTTTGGACGATGCTCATTTCACAGCCTGTCTAAATTGACCGCTACGGTAAGCGTCTTGACGCTCCATGCCATCACCCAGACGTTTAGCCAGAACAATAGCTTCCATGTACTTCTGGTTGTACAAAGCAACCAAGTCTTGCTCACCTTTCATAAAGGTGTAAGCCTCTACCAACGAGCCATACAACAACACCGTGTCAAAGTTATCACCCAGCCAAGTAGTCAAGGCAGTGGTGATTGACTCTGGATAGTAGTAATAGTGGAGTTCTACTGAGTACGCGGTGTCTGGCGTAGGGCCGAGGATAAAACTCAACTCGTTGGTGATGGTGGCCCCGGAAACAGTGGGGCCGAATAGCGCATAGTATTTTGGTGTCCCCGTATCAGTAGGGCTAGGATACGCCTCACGCATGAAGTTTACATCTTTGTTAAGAAGATAGGTATAGCTCCCACCGCCATAAGGATAAATAGCCAAAGAGTAAGGCGCTAAAAAATCATCAGGGCAAGACAGGTACTTGTTGTTACCCGTGACTGTCCCAGTCACGTTCTTACGCAATGAGGGGAACTGCACCGAGTTATAGATGCGCTGCTCTGCCTGTGTAATGAACCGATTAATCTGAGCCGTCGAAGATACCGTAGACGAGTCCGCAAGGGTAATCGCCGGAAAATTGTTTTCTGTATAGGTCTGAATTGAGGAGACCAAAGCACTGTAGTCGATTTAAGCCACCATTTCCAAAGTAAACTTGCCAGCTACTTTGCCTTTCTGCTTAACTGCGTTACAAACGCTCGTGCGTAGCACACCAAAAAATTCAGCCGCTGCTTTCTGCGACTGGAAAGAACATTGAAGTTCTGGGCAGTATACCGGTTTCCACTTTGCTTGCGCCACTAACATTCGCCCGATTGCGGGGTCACGTTTTTGCTTACACGTTTTTATTTTTGGTATCGGCGCTTGTTTTTTAACGTGGTCTGCCCAGCGGGCAGCAATGCCAATAGAGGCTACTTTTTTACCCCGTGCCGTAGCTTCCGGTGTTTGGGCAGCACGCTGAATACTCTGTACCGTTTTTGCCCGCCACTCAGGGTTTGCCCATCTTGCTTTTGCCGCATCTGACCGCTTGCGCTTTGTGGCTTCTGTCACCTCAACGGGCCGAAGCCCCATGCCGCCTTTAGAAGCGTTGTAACTTGGCTGTAGCTCTGCAATCACTGCAATTTCTGCGCGGTTCAGTGTTTCCGCATCAAAGGCAACAAACACTTCCTCAACCCCAAATGCATCACAGCCAAACTCTAGCAAGGCGTTTTGGAACCTTGCTTTTCTAGCTGTACTGCAAATAGCTGTTCTCCAATGCGCAGCCCATCTTTTTTGCACGGGCTGACGTGTCTGCCCCACATACTGCTCACCAGTATGTTTGTTAGTTGCAATGTAGATTGAGCCGTAACGCATTGTATTTAGGCCATCGGGCCTCTTGCCATCAGACCTTTGGTAGCCGCACCAGTACCACGGATTTTAATACCGCTAGTTTTGGTGGTTTCATTTCCAGCAGATTTACTAATGCCGCCGATGCTGACATCTACAGTATCCAGCTTACTGCGGTTTGGTTCTTTGCCGGGGTTGCTGGCAATGCTCATAGCCTTACCGTCCATCGTATGCGGTTTTGCATAGACAGCGGCAGAACCAACTTCTTTACCCATTTTTTTCATACTGTAGGCCATGATTTACCCCGTTTTTTGGTTAGCTGCACGAGACAAATTACGCCCTACGCGCATGCGGTCTTCACTGGTTGGGCCACCCTTTTTAAGCTTCAAGGTCGTACCCTTGCCGCTCATGTGTTTTTGAGCGTCATGTTGTTTGAACGCCTTTTTAATCATGGCCTTGTCTTGCGCCGTGTCCATTTTCATATTTTCTTTAGCCATCATAAACTCCTATGAAACCGTTACCGTTACTGTGCCAACACTTGTGGTTCCGACCAAGTAATTAGGCGTTAAAACCGTATCAAAAAACCGACTTCCGCCCACCGGGTACCAGCCCCATTGAATGTCCCGAGAACCGCCAGCAGGAAACCCATTTACATTGTTCCCCGAAGTCACATACGTTGTGTCCTTCCTAGGATTACGCAGTGCTTGCGGGTCTTCAACCGGAAATGTACCAAGCATTAATTGCGGTTGGTCGGGATCCCAGCAGTCAGGGCAAACAAGCAGTTCATATTTCTTCTGTTTGATTATCTCTGTTTTTAGCTTCTTTAGCAGGAATTGTTGCCCGCAACGATCACATTCTGCAATCGCCTTTTTACCAGAAGCAAACCGATTACCCATTACGAATTCCCAATAAACATCTGTCTTGGGACAAA